GTTGATCTGTGTGATCTCCTGCTGAGTCAGGATTTTGGCCTCGAAGTTGATGGGGTTGCCGTTGTCGTCCTTGAAGGACTCCGGGCCGGTAAAGGTGATGATCTCCTGCTGAACAGGACGCATAAAGTATTTCAGGCTCTTGTTTTCGGTTGCCATAGTAAAATCCTCCATAAAAAGAAAAGCCCGCTCTTTTCCACAGATGCGGTCAAAAGAGCGGGCTTTGATGGTGTATTCAGAATCTCAGTGATGAAAACAGCCCCTTTTCACCACTGTCGCGGCCTTACAGGAAGTCGCGTGCGTTAAAAGTCAGGTTGTCGGTAACGACATCGCCGCCGCTGTCCAGAGCGGTGAGGGGCATTGCGCCGGTCGGCACACAACCGACGAAGGTGCAAACATCGTTCTGATACTTGTCGAAAAAGTCGGAGTCCGGGTCATTCATGATGCCCTGGATAGTCAGCTCCGGGGTCTTGTGGGTGGCCTGGTACTTCTTAATCATGTCCTTAATCCAGGGCGTAGAGCGGTGCTCAGACAGGGACACGGTGATGTTGTAGCCCAGCCAGCGGGTGCTGTTGGAATAATCACCGAGCTGCTTGCCGCTCCAGGTGTCCGGGGTAAAGGTGCCAGTCGCAGAAACGGAGTCCGCGACCTCGATGCCGTCAATGATGATCTTGCCCATGCGGATATTGATCGGGCGAGTATTGAAGTCCATATTTTAGCTCCTTTCTCCCATCAGCGGGTGTGGGTGGTGAAGAACAGCTTCTCCGAGCTGTCAATGGGTTTCAGGCTGGCATTGAAATAGGTCTTGTCACCGTAGGATGCGTCACGATCAACGAGGAAGTCGTTGTCGTAATCCACATCGGAGATCGCGCCAGCATCGGAGAACTGTTTCAGGATGGACTTGCCGACGCCCTCCATCGTGTCCCAACCGTCGCCGTAATTCCCGTACTTGTTGGGCGGGAAGTTCAGCTGCACGGCCTCCTCGAAGGTGTCAAACACGCGGATAACGCGGTTCTTCCGGTAGGTTTCATCCTTGGGCAGCTTGAAGCTCGTAAGGGAGTTGATGTCGTACTCAACAACGACCTTGTTCTCCTCAGAAATGGAGAAGACGAAGTGGCCCTTATTGATCGCGTCCACATACTCCTCGTGCGTCAGAGCGTCCACCAGATCGGTTGCGCCGTCAACCGCATTGTAGGTCAGGGACTCCACATAAGATGCGCCAGCGGTCGCGCCAGCCACCCATGCGGTCGCCTCAGCTGCGGAAAGTTTGTCGTCGTCGATTGCATAGCCGTTCTTAACGGAAATGATGCCCTCGTAGTCTGCCGGGAAGTCCGGGACGACAGCCTGCACGCCGCGGCCCATGCTCTCGCGCAGGTATTTGATCTTGGCCTTGACCGCCGCCTGCAAGCTGCTATCGGTAACGGGCATTGCCACCGTGTTGAACTTGACCTTTTCCCAGGTGTCCATGAAGCCGGTAATATCGACGTTCTGGGCCGAAGCATCAGTGCCACCGGTGAGGTTCATCGCGGCAACGGCGGCCAGCGCGCCGGTGCCGGTGAAGGTGACGTACTCGCAGTCTTTCGCGATCAGATCATTCACGGTAGACAGGCCCTCGTAGTAGGCCACGGTGTTGCCCGCCAGACTCACGGTGACATCGAAACCGTCCACCGGGTTTGCGGAGACGGTGACGGTCAACGCGTTACCGCGGGTGCCGCCGTACTTTGCCGTCGCGGTCAGCTCCGGCGCGGATGCGTTCTTTGCGGTTGCCTTGGTGCCTTCTTTCGGGATGTAGACCAGCACTTTGCTGGCGTTTTTGAACGCCTCACGAATGAGGAGCATCTGCCGGTTGGGGTCGCTGTCGTAGACGCTGTAACCCAGCTTTGCGTATGCAGCGTCCGGGCCCGCGTTCGTCAGCTCGATGTAGGAACCGGCGGGGCCGTAGGAGGGCTTCAGCAGCGGGATGATCGTAGTGCCGCGCTCGCTAGTGCCCACGGTATCGCTGCGGGTGCTCTCGAAGTTCAGGTAGGTGCCAGGGCGCACCTTGCCTGCCAGCTTATCAAACTTGCCACCAGCCATCTTACTTAACCTCCTTCACACACCACGCATCAATGCGGGTCTGAATTTCTTTCTTGGTGTACTCGCCATCCGGGAGATCGGCAGTCGCACCAGCGAAGGTAACGAGAGAAACGCCGAAAACCGCACGGCAGTTGTTACGCAGGGACTCCAGCGGATATTTCACCGCGGCCTGCTCATTGCTTGCTTTAGTAGCCATATAATACCTCCAGTATTACTTCGAGCCTTTCGGCTCCTGCCCTGCAAAATCAGGGTGGGGATAGCTCACAGTGCAGAGCTTTACGGCTGCGCTGTACGCCGTTTCGATGCGCCGGGTAACGTAGATGTCCGGCTCGTGCCAGCCCTCGATCTCGTAAGTCTGCATCATTGTCACAGGCTCGATCAAGAACGGCTTCCGGGCCGTCCATCCGATCACCAACTGCACCGCACTTTCATCCACGGCCCGCAGGGTGGGGTCGCGGATGTGGATGTACTTTCCTGTCGGCTTGCCGGTTTCGTCGATCAGAGGGACTCTGTTCCGACGCTCCAGCAACGCGTTCATTGCTGCATAGCCCAGCTCGTAGGCTTCCTCTTTCGTCTTGTGGAAGAACTTTACGAACAGAGAAAAATCCAAAGCATAGGTGCTGAACGTATCGCCGCCGCTGCCGATCTCAGGCCGCGGGAAGTACACCGCCGGAACGCAAAATTGCTCCGGCACATTCTTGTAGTACGGAGCAGGGTTCCCACTGTGAATTGTCAGAAAGCTCATGATGCTCGCCAAATCCTGTTCAAGCATGGAACTCCTCCTTTTTGTGTGTTTCGTTCTGCCGAACAGCCTTCAAAATCAGTTGCTTACAAAATGAAATCAACTTTCCGGGTTTGAAAAGCTCAACTCATTCAAAATAGCTGTCCATCCAGTCCTGGAGCTTTGCATCAAGCAGATCAGGAAGCATCTTGTCCAGGATGCGCAATGCGCTCTCCCAGTAGTGCTTGCCCTCTACCCAGTGCTGCTTCAAGACCATGCCGCCTTTCGCGGACGGGTCATAAACAAACCGCCCGTCCCCCTGCCAGTAGCCGGGGACAAAGCGGTATTTGACGCCTTTCGGGTTTGTCCAGTGGCCGTCATTGACGTATGACGCATATTCGACATTGGTGCCCACTTCCAATGTCAGATCGCCATCGGTGAGCTTCCAGATGTTCCCTTGGGAGCCTTTCTCGAAGGACGCGAGCAGTTGGCGGGTGTCCATGACCTTCCGCCGGATGATCTCGTCCTGGAGGACTCTCAGGAACTCGTTACCCAGGCCCTCCAGAAAGAGCTCCATTTCGTGCCGAAAGTCGCCGGACGCGGCCTGTCCTATGCGGGCAAAGAACTCCCGAAATGCGGAGACGTCAACATCAACCGTCGCCATCAGAGATACCTCTGTGTGCCCTTCGCCACGACGTAGACGAAGAGGTGGTGGCCGTGGATGTCGTGTGGAATCTCCGAGATGTACTCGCAGCCGTTCTTCCTGTCCACGATCTTGTCGTTGAGTCTCACGTCGGTGCCGGTGGGCAGGGCCAGCTTGATGCGAGACTCTTTGATGTTGGCCGGGGCGGTCTGCGAAATGGATGTGCTCTCGCTCTTAACCGCGAAATGACAGGCCACAGAGAGCTCGTCCGGCTCCTTTGGATAGGAGAAGGAAGGCTGCTCGGTCAAGCCGTAGCCGGGGGATTCGTCGCCTTTCTGTGCGTGGTAGATGTCGCACAGATCGTTCAGGTAGTCTTCAAACGCCATGCTGGGCCCTCCTCACAGTACACGCATACGCATGGTAACAGTTCCGTTTGCTGCCGTGACGACATAATCATCCAGCAGGGCGGCCAGATCGAGATCGGTAACTTCGATGTCGGAGTGATCTGCCGAGTAGCTGTAATCGTCGAATGTTTCGGATTTCAGCACCTTGGAGGAGGTCAGAGCGGCGTTGTGGGCGTAGGCCTCGGCCAGCAGGATGCAGGCTGTCCGCACTCCCTCCGGCAGCTCTGCCATTTCCTCCAGGCCCTTGTTATGGGTGTAGGTGATGATGTACTGCTCCGCTCTGGAAATGTCCACGCTCAGCTTTGCATCGCTGCGTTTGAGCACTTCCGGGGTTTCGGAGTAATCACGCACCTGCTGCGGGGTTATCCAGGGGCGTTTCGGCATGGCTTAGTCCTCCCCGAAGTCGGGCTGTGCATCATCCGCCGCCGGGACGGTGACGGTTTCTGCGGTAATGGCGGCCACAAGGTCGTCCTTCTTCATGCCCTTGGTAACGGCTACACCCAGATCACCGGCCAGCTTTTTCAGGTCTGTAATGGACAGGCTGTCCAGATAGCCCTTGTCGAAGTGCGCCGGAATGGAGCCATCCTCTGCCTCCTCGCCTGCCGCTGTCAGCAGAGCGGAGTCGGCCTTGGCTTCGTCCTCCTCAACCTCGATCAGATCAAAATAACCACTGCGCACGGCAGCGGTCGCAATGTCCTTATCGTGGGTGTAGACGTTCGGCTCTTCCCTAGTTGCATTGACGATGCCGGTATAGGACATCGCCTTTTTCAGCTTGATGTGATACAGCATACTTCTCTCTGCCTTTCTGCCTTACTTAATGCCCTTGATGATGGCCGCGGCGTCCATTTCCTCGATGATGGGGTCGAAGTCGAAGTGGATAACGTAGAAACGCTTGTCCTTCATGATGGCTTCCTTGCCCTCGGTGGTCTTTCTGATCTTCATGCCGTAGGTGTTGACGACCACCAGATTCTTGGGGTCAGTCAGCAGAACGGAGTCGTCGCTGAGGGACGGGCACTCGACAACAGGAATCTTTGCGGGGCTGTTGTAGACAGACTCAGGCACCGCGCCGCCCTTCTCGGCGATCTGCTTCAGCAGATGCAGCTCCCACTCCTGCGCACGGTGCGGGCTCATGAGCCAGCGCAGCTTGCCGTTGTTGTATTTGTTCGGCATGGAGTGCAGCGTGTTGTAGAACATATCCAGGTTCATGCCGGTGTCGCCGGAAGCATCGACGACATGAGCGTTGTTCGTGAGCTGCTTAATCCAGCCGTCGTTGACCTTGAGGAAGTCTGCATCGCCGGTGGTGCAGACGGCCTTCGCATCAGTACCAGTCCATGCGCCTGCGCTGTGCTGCGCCGTGAACTCGTAGACCTTGCCGTTGGTGGACACCAGATCGCCCTTGTTGAAGGTGTCACTGGTGTTGAACGGCTTGACATTGGCGAACTTTTCATCACCGTTCAGGCACAGGTCGATGTGGTCGATGCCGAGCTGGGTGGTCATAAGGTTGGTGATGATGGCTTCGAGGTTCTGGCCCTCGATATTCTCACGCAGCGTTTCCTCGGTGATCTCCCAGGGCAGGCGGACGTCGGTGCAGCTGTACTTGATGGAGCTGGTGTTGACGCCTGCACGATAGCCGTCGTCGTTGTCCTCGGTCTTCTCACGCAGGATACGGGAGGCGATGCCGATCTTGTCGATCTCGCCAGCCTTGGCGGTGCGCATTTCGTGGCGAACCAGGTTGCCCAGGGTAGTGGCCTCGAAGGTCTGCTGAATGAATTTGCGGGCCTGCTCGCTGCTCAGGATGCCCGCGCCAGCATTGGGCGTAAAGTCGCCGGTGTTGATGGCGTTGCGAATGATGTCCTCGATAGAACGTGCCATGTGGTTTTCCTCCTTCTGTTCTTACAGGATGCCGTGCAGATAGTGCTGATCGGCGGACTTCTGAATGATGCCGGATGCGTCGTTCAGGTTGGTGGGGTTGGCGCGGGAGCCGCGCACCTCAGCGACGGACTTCTTCACGATAGCCTCAATGAAGCCCTCCAGGTCGGCCTTGGTGAGCTGCTGCTCCTGCTTCTGTTCCTGCTCCTGCTGGCCCAGGGCCTTTTTGATGGCAGCATCGACGGCCTTCTGGACAAAATCAGGGGTGATCTCCTCGTCCTCTGCCTTGGTGACGGCGGCGGGGGTCTGCTCGGTATGCTGGCCCAGGGCCTTTGCAATAGCGTCCTGCACCAGCTTCTCAGCTTCGCTCTTAGTCATGGTTTTACCCTCCTTAGTGGTCTTGGTTTTCTTGGTGGTTTCTGCGGAATTGTCGTCACCGGGCTTCTTGCCGGTGTCGTCGGTGGCACCAGTCCCGGCGGCCTCGGAGTCGGTTTCAGGCTTCTCCGCGGGCTGCTTCTCAGTGCCCTTGTCGGCCTTCTTGCCCTTCTCCTCGCCGTCCTGCTGCTTGTCCTCCTCGGTGCCGGTTTCGCCGCCGGGTTTATCCTTCTCAGCGTCGGCGTCCGCAAGGAACGTGCCCAGGTCGTCGTAGAGGTTCTGCAAGGCGGCCCGGTTCTTTGCACTCAGGGTGCGCCCGGACTTCTCAATGCGGCCGGCCTCCGGGGTAGGCTTGCAGTCAAACAGCGACTTGGTGAGAGGCTGCGAAGCATCGGTCAACAGCTCGGTGATGATGCCGTTGAAGTCCTCCAGGGCCTCTTTGATCTTGCTCTCGTCGGTCTGGTAGGTATAAACGCCCGTATAGCCGTTGTAGCTGTACAGGCTGTTCCGCAGGGCGTCGAAGGCGTTCCAAAAGCTGGAACTGATATTCGCCTGCTTGTAACTGTCCGCGACCGCGCCTTTGGTAACGCGGCCTTTGGACTTCTTCACGGATGCTTCGCTCAATTCTGTATCCTCCTTAGAAAAGACTCCGAGGCCGCCCATAGACAGCCCGGTGATCTCGCCCTTCTCGATGGACTGCCACAGATCGTCGTCTGTGATCTCGACGGTCATCAGCCATGTGCCCTCCTTGATGTCGGCACCGCCGATGTTGGAGTCAGATTTCGCAATCCAGCTCTCCACGACAGCGGTGCCATCGGCAGACACGAAATTGTGCTGGAGATCGACGCGGTTCCCATTCTTTGCAAACCAGTACGCGGCTTTTGCGATCTCGTCCGCGGTCATGTAATTGCCGTGGGCGTCCTCGACCATAGGCTCGTACACAACGCCTGTGACAAAATGAGACTCCGAGTCCGTCTTGATGATCTTGCCGTAGGTGGTGAAGGCTGCTTTCCCTTCCTCGTCCTTGACGATCAGGAATTGCCGCTTGTTCGCCGCCTTGTCAACCAGGGACACAAAAGAGATTCTTGCATCAGTGATTTCCTTTGCCTTTTTTACTTTTCTTGTCATGTGTTCACCTCCTTTCAGGGTCTCAGGCAATATAAAAAGCAGCGTCGCCGCTGCTCTTTATCAAGTATTAGGTTCTGCCGGGTCTTCGTTCGTTTCGTCCAGCTCTGCCGGAACCGAAACGAAAACATTCGGACTATCCAGAATGGCCTTGACCTCGGACAGATCAGTGCCGGGCAAAAGCTCCAGCTCCAAAGTGGTGGCTTCATCAACGGCATGGTGCAGGGTGTAGGACTTGACCATACCGGCCAGCTCCATGCCGCCCAGCTTGATGCTGGGATACCCTACGCGGGCTTCGTCAATGGTAACGATCATTTCTAATCATCCTCGATTCCGGCTTTCGCCTTGTTCTGAGCATCGAGCTCGGCCTCCCAGTCGTCGTCCATTTCGTCGATCGCCTGCTGCTGGAGCTTTTGACGCTCCTCCAGAGGCAGGCCCAGAATCTCCATGTCAACAACGGGCTGCTCGATACAATGGCAGTTGATGCTCTCGGCTGCGGGAAGGCTCGTGTCCCGCGGGTACATGGGGTAATAGATCATGCCGTCCGCGCCGACCAGCTCGAAGGGCTGATCTTTGAGAACGACCTGACCGTCCATATCGACGTGATTCTGTCGAGGCTCGTTTCGGTAGTTGCCGGTGTGCCTCCACGACTTGCTCTCCACCGCCGGGGACTGCATATAGGCTTCGTGCTGGGCTACGCTGTGGGCCCGAAGAACCTCCGTAACAGCCACCTTTCGGGCCCTGTAATGCGATGTCCAATATTCGCCTTTGCCTTCCTTTTCCATGCCGGAGTTTATGAGAACGACGCAGAGCTGCGATATGTTGCCGCCGTTCTCGATCTCTTTTTTCAGCATGGCCTCCAGGTGCTCGGTGCTCGTGGTCTTCATGAGCTCGGCCAGGTCGTCGCTCCAGGTTTCAATCCAGGCGGTTGTCCTCTTTGATACACGGTCGAGCTTCAAGCCCTTGTCGGTCTTTTTGAGGTAATAGGCTGCATACTCAGGGAGGAATTTCGAGAGCTGCGCGGAAAACGCCTTACTCAGCTTGCCGGTGGCAGGCGTCGCAGCAGCTATCTCCGGGAGCCGTTTCTGGAGATCATCGAGGTTATCAGACGCCTTAGCTTCCCGAACGAAATAATCGGTTTCCTCGGTGAGTATGTCGGCCACGTCGTCCTCGATACCTTTCGCATACTGGAGCGTCTTCTTGGGTTTCGCATAGCCTTCCTTTCCCAGCAGATCGGACAGGTCGTTGTCCGCCTTCTGGATGTAGTTGTCGATCGCCTTCACCAGCCGATCGCAGTAGCACGGCCTCATGATGAAACGCGTTTTCACTGCTTGTCCTCCTCCTGCTGCGCTTTGAGATCGAGCAGCAGGCCGCGGACTTCCTTCATAACGGCCACGACCTGATCGTTGTCGCCCTGGCCCTCCGCCTTCTTGATCTGCCCTTCGAGGGCCATTGTCAGGCCGCCGAGGTCAAACCCGCCGATGCTCTGGGACTGCGTGATGGCGAGCGGGACGTTGCCCCACTCTTCTTCGTAGTCGTCCGATGCTTCGCCCAGGTACTTGTACAGGATTTCCTTCGCCTTGTTTGGCGTCAGGCCGCCCGCTGCGGTGGCCGCCGTCATGATCTTGCAGATGTCGTCCGGGTTGGAAATGTTGGGCTCTTGGAAGAACGCCTCGACGTACCGGAAGGCATAGCCGTTCAGCAGGCGGTTGTTGATCGCCCATGCGAGGCTCCTGCGCTCAGGCTGAAAAACCTGTTTCTCGGTCACTTCCTGCGCCGTCTGAGCGGTCGCGCGGTTGAAGTCCGTAGTGTAGCCAACATAGATGTCCGGCAGTAGGAAGGACGACTGAACCTTCTTTCGGTTGTTGTCCATATAGGTTTGGAACAGCTCGTCCTTCTGCAAGATGGAGGCCAGGTCTTTGACCTCGATCTTCGGTTTCTCGGTCTGATCGAAGTCGGTCTTGCCGTCGGAGGATTCCGTTTCCAGGACGATGAAGGCGTGCTGTCCGGCCTCGCCCTTGATGTCGTCCATGTACTTTGTCAGCTTCTCGTAGCTGTCCTCTGTGAGCGTACCGCCCTGAATCATAATCATCAATGGCGTGTGTCTGCCGTTGATGAAATAATTGTTGTTCAGACGTTCCGCTCTCTGGCTGCCGTCAATGCCGAGAATCTGGCCTGTCCAGCGCACCTCGCCGTAAGGCTGGATGCCGATCGGGAACTCCAGAATCTCGTTGGCCTCGTAATCGACAGGGAGTTCTTTTATGTCCTCCGGCGACTCAACATAGACACCGTTGCGCCTGTCCATCACGCGGGGATCTCCAAACTCCTTGAAATACACGGTCTTGCCGCCGAGCTGCTGCCGGTACTTGCGGAACTTCTTCTTGCGCTCGATTGGAACGCCGTGGTTGTAATAGGTCGTGTCGATGTAGGGCTCCAGCGGAACCGTCTTCCTGACGGACGGCGTGTCGTGCAGGAACTCGATCTGCTGCACCTCGCCGTCCAGGTTGCGAATGACTTCCAGATACGCGATGCCGTAGGTTTCGCGGGCCTCGATCAAGTCCTCGAAAACCTCTTTGGTGTCCTGATCGGTGTTAAGCAGCTCGATGATCTCGACCATGCGCTTGTACTCGGCCTCAGCCTCCGGGGTTTCCTCGATGTCCTCGATGTACTTCACCCCGATGCCGAAGCCTGCAATGTTGTCCTTGTAGGCTCGGATGCACTGAGGCAAGATCGTGGACTCGGCGGCCAGATTATGCAGGCCTGCCAGCGGAGCAGGCGGCTCTATCCAGTCTCCTGCATTGTAGGCTTCCTGCGCTGATACCTGAGTAGGCCCCTCCGCCTTCTTGATGGGCTGGAGAGGCTGCGTCGGCTCGTGGGCCTTGATGATACGCGCCTGCACGGGGCG